CGAGGTCTTCGCCTTTGACTTTGGCGATCTCCCCCACCCTGAGACCGGCGAGGGCGGCGAGCATCACCATCACTCTGGTGCGGCGGTGCATCCGCATGGTGAGGAGTGTGATCATGCCGTCGTCGGCTACGGGGCGGGGTGTGCGTTCCGGCCGGCGCGGGGAGGACAGCTTCCGCATGGGGTTGTCGGAGCGGTGGTCAAACAAACACAACCACTTATGCCAGGACGACAAGTAGGAGTGGTAGGTGGCTGCGGTGGACAACGACCATTCGTCGTGCCCCGATGTCCACCGCACGATGTCCATCGCGGTGAGGGTGACGGGGCTGACCCCAACCTCGTTGAGGAACTGCTGGATCACTCTGCAGCGTTCGTGGACGGTTTTCGTGGACCGCCGCGCGGACAGCTGGTGGAGAACCCATTCCTCAATCAGTGGGTGTAGTTGCATGTCGAATCCCTGTCGTCCACGTTTGTGTGGCAGGGATTTCAACACAGCAGGCTGATCAGAAACTTGCGATTGCAACAATTGTTATCCCCCCGGATGGATTTCGACTCAATTGGTTGTGGATTGGATCCAGGCCTGGGCGGCGGCGCGGGATGGGTGGGGCTGTTCGATGCGCACGTATTTGCGGCTGGTTTCCCACTGCCACACCCAGTAGTGGGCGCCGTGTTTGCGGATGCGGAACTCGCTCATGCTGCTGAACCTAGGAACTGATAATCCTCATTCCCGTTCTTCTTCTCCCGGTCTGCTTCCGGGTGGTCAAAAGGGCTGCCGCCGCCTGGGCCTTGGGTGGGGTCGATGCCGGCTTTGAGCCATTCGTAGGGGACGTTGGTCATGACGGCCCAGAGTCGCAGGGTGCGGGTGTCGGGGTTGATGCGTTCGTGGAGCCAGCCGGACACGGTGTTGCGGTGGACGCCGAAGTAGGTGGCGGCTTCGGCTATGGATATGTGCGCGTCTTTGAGGCTTTTCGCCATGCGGTCGTACATGTCCCATTGGGGGATATGCGGCCCCCCCGGGCCGATGGTTGAGACGGTCATGCACCGAGTGTTGCACAGGTTGTGGATAGAGCGCAACAGGTGTTGCACGGCGGGATGATCGGTGCCACCTTACAGCGCCTCGTGCAACTGTACTTGCACAGTGCATTGCACTCTGTCATGCTCGATGCAAACCCACCAGAAGGAAAGGAAGTGCCCTAATGGCCAACCACGACAAACAGCACGCCACAGCCCTATGGGACGCACTGCGCCAACACTTCGCCAACGCCGCAGACACCATCCGCGCCATCATTGAGGACCGGGCCTGGGAGCCGCTCGGCTACCTGTCCTTCGCTGAAGCGTGGGGCCGGGAGATGCGCGGCGTCATGCTCGCAGAGGAAATCAGGCCGCATGTGGTCTACCAGCTCCTGGAGGAGAAGGTGCCGCTCCAGGACATCGTTGAGATGGTTGGTGGCGTCGGCCCGGTGATTGCCGAGTCGTTGGCACGTCAGCGCAGCAATGGAGTGCCGGCGGACTGCGCTGTGGTTCGTGAGCATCTTCGCCGCCCCGCCAGCCAGGCGAACACCCTGCGGATCAAGATCGGCGCCACGATGCTCTACGAGTACAAGCGCATCGCCCGGTTGCAGGGCGACACGGTTGAGGAGATCGCCAAAGAAGCCATCGCGGCTCGGTTCGCGGAGATTGTCGCGGCGCAGCAGAAGGGCAAGCCCAAAGGCAAAGCCTCGTGACCGACCAGTTCACCGTTGATCACAATGAATACCAACGGCGGACTCGACTACGAGCGCAGGCCAAGCGCCAGAAGGTCATCACTAGCCTCCGCACAGGTGAGTGGGCGGCAGCGGAGGACGCCATCGTCTTACGGGAGGACATCACTCTCGTTGAGATGATGGCAATGACGCAGCGTCCAGAGGGTGCCATTAGCAGGCGCATCCAAGTACTGTGCTCCGGCACCTATAAGGACTGCGAATATTGCGGTCGGTCAACGCTGCGGTTGCCTGAGCATCGGTTCTGCGGAAAAGCGTGTGCCAGGGCGGCACAACGCAGAGAAAAGCTGTTCACCTGCCCGGTCTGCGGCAAGCAGGAGATACGCAAGCCAAGCTTGGCCGATAGAAGGACGTACTGCTCCAGGGAATGCTTCGGTGTTGCGCATCGACGCGAGGAACGGTGGGAACGCACCAGCATTTGCCCGCAATGTGGCGACGAATTCACCATCATCCTGGAGCGGGACGCTAACGGGAAAAGGCGTTACTCCAACCGCAAGCACTGCTCCAAGGAATGCTGGAGAGCCTCCCTACAGGTCATCCCACTGTCCTTGCCGTGTCCCACTTGTGGAGTCGATTTCAAGCCAAAGCTCGGTATACAGGTGTATTGCTCAATGGTGTGCAGCAAGCGAATGCTGACCATGAGGGCGGAGGAAAAGAAGCGCCGGGACTGCCAGCACTGCGGAGTTAGTTTCGTAGCCAAGCAACTGACATCACAAGGGGTTGAGTTAGGCAAGTACTGCTCGCGGGAGTGTTTCGGCAGGGCGCACAAAAAACTGCCAGACACCATCCAGTGCGAGAACTGTCAGAAGCCTTTTAAGCCAACGTGCAGGACTCGCCGGTATTGCTCTAATCAATGCAGGGGAAGGGGTGCCGCGCCGGAACTTGTGGCCCGTAATCGTGCCCGGAAAACGCGGTTTGAATGCTCCGTTGAGGAGTGTTCTGGGGCTGGCCCCTACACGCGCGGACTGTGCCGGAAGCATTACTCCCGGTGGAAGAAACACGGCACTACCGACGACCCCACTCTGTGGAACCAGGACAACACCCCGGAGGCATGCACGGTTGATGGATGCGACGAGCTGCACGCAGCACGCGGCTGGTGCAACACACATTACCTGCGTTGGCGGCTAAAGGGCGACCCGCTTGCACACATTCCGATTAGGAAACAGAAGAAGCCGCGGCAGAAAGCATGACGCCACGCGGAAGGCGGCTCCTCACTTCGGTGAGGGGCCGTTTTTGTTGTGCGACACGCAACATCTGTAGTTGCACAGTGCATTGCACTGTGGCACTATCGCTGCCATGCCCAACGACATCATTGGCTCAACAGAGGCATGCACAATCCTCAAGATCGACAAAGCCACCATCAGCCGCTGGGTCGCCGCCGGCCGGATCACCCCAGTCGCCAAGCTCCCCCGCAAGAACGGCGCTTTCCTCTTCGCCCGCGCTGACATCGACGCCATCGCTGAGGCCCGCGCATGAGCGCCGAACTGGTCACCGCTGCCGAAGACGGCGGCGCTTGCACCACATCACTGATCGTCGCCGAGGGAACCGGCAACGACCACGCATCAGTGATGCGGCTTATCCGCGACAACATCGCCGACTTCGAGGAGTTCGGCATTGTCGGATTTGAAATCAGGAAATTGGATGGCCCGGGTCGGCCAGAGAACTTCGCCGTCCTCAATGAGGAGCACGCCACACTTCTCCTCACCTACATGCGCAACAGCGACATCGTGCGCGACTTCAAGAAGCGCCTCGTCCGAGCGTTCTACGAACTACGAAACAGCAAGCCCGCGCTACCTTCCAAGAAGGAGCTGGCGCAGTGGGTCGTCGAGGCCGAGGAGCGAGCCGAGTCAGCGGAACGCGCACGACTGGAAGCTGAACGGCACGCCAAAGCGTTGGAGGCACCCGCGTCGGCTTGGGCGCACATGGCCGAATCATCCGGCGACTACGCCGTCGACGACGCCGCGAAGGTTCTGACCCGCGACCCAAACATCAAGATCGGGCGGGATCGGCTGTTCTCTTTCATGGCAGCCGAGGGATGGGTTTACCGAAACCGCGCAACGAACCGCTGGAAGGCGTACCAGACCCAGGTGGACTGCGGCCGGCTAGTGGAGAAACTAGGAACACCGTTCCTGCATGAGGCCACAGGGCAGATGCGAGTCCCGGATCCGACGATTCGCATCACTCCTAAAGGGTTGGCCGAGTTGCACAAGCGCCTCGGCGGTGGCGATCAGCTGGCGTTGGTCGCGGAGGTCTCGGCGTGACCCTGAAGCAGCAGCGGCGTGTGCAGCAGTACTTGGCGACGGTGAAGCGCCGCGCCCGTAACAAGGTGGCCCGCCGCTCCAGGCGCACAAATCGGGTGGCGCGGTGATCAGCCGGCTGCTCCCCTTCGCGTGGGTTAACCACATCCACGACGCCGTGTTCGGCGGCGATGACTCCGCACCCTGGCCCGCCGGTGCGGCGCCGACCGGCGCAGACCCCTCTGCGCCGGTCGGCACTCCAACCCTCACCCAGGTGATTACCGAAACGTTGGCGCTCCTTGAGGTGCCGAACCGGTTGGCCATCGGTGACGCGTTGGAGCGGGAACTGTTCAACCACTTCGATTTCCAACCCAAATAGAAGCGGCCCCGGGCTGTTGGCGCAGTCCCGGGGCCATGACACAGAAAGAAAACGGTATGTCAGTTAAGAAGTGTAGCAACCTGCCCGACCCGGTGTACGGGTCGCTGGACACCCACACCGGCCGCGGCGAAGAGGTGTCAGCCGGCCCGAGCGAGGACGGGAACCTGATCCACGTCTACATCGGCCCGTTCAACATCTCCATGTCGGAGCGGAACTGGCAGGCCGTGTTCTCCACGATCACCCGCGTTGAGGTGCCCGTACCGACGCGCCGCGTCGTCCTGGACGACGAAAACGGCACCGCGAAGGTGGTGTCCGAATGAGGACCAGCACTGTGCGGGCTTTCGCCCTGGGGATCTGCACCGGCTCCCTGATCGCCGCCGCCACCATCATCATCGCGGCCCCGGCGAAGGCCGACCCGGATCGGGTGTCACTGGACTACGCCCAACGCTACGGGTGGGCGGTGTGCGCCACCCTGGATGAGTTCCCCAGCTTCGCCGGGGTCGTCGGGGTCGGTGAGTCCATCAACGACGACGGCCTGTCCTGGCAGCAAGCCGGCCACGTCCTCGCCGTGTCCGTGTCGGACCGGTGCCCGCGCCACCTGGCGCTGCTCAAAGCGTTCGCCGCCCAGGATAGCGGGGTCGTGGCGTGATCGACTGGCTGGCTGTTCATTTCGTGGTTGAGGGTTCCGCGCTGAAGCTGCGGCCCGATGAGAAGAAAATGGTGATGCGGCGACTTGAAAGCAAAGTCGTCACAGCGCAGGAATGCGCCGGCGGTTTAGTCCCACCGGGGAAGTTGACGTTGGCTGACGTGGCCGACAGATTGCAGATCACCGACCGGTCAGTATCCCGGTTCCTCGCGGAAATGCCATGCGGGGAGAAGAAAACCTGCCCCGTGTGCCACGAATCCATGTGGGTGGTGTCCGGTGTTGTCGAACCGCACCCCACACGACTGTTCGAGGAGTGCCCCATGTCGGGCCGGGAGGTTCGCCGCGGGTTGGCCGCCACACGCCCCGACCTTTACTCCTGGTTGGAGTCGGTGTGAACAGGCTGCGGGTGGGTTTCGCGTTGACCGGGATCATCGGGATGCTCCTGACGGCGTTCGGGTTGTTCGACTCGATGGTGCAACTCGCCGCCGGGATAGTGGTGGCGGCAGCGGGTCTGATCGGTTACTGCGCAGTCGATTACGTCGACAACGACCGCTCCTTCCGCGAGGACTACCGGGATCAGGTGTGGGCCCGCCGGGATGGTGGCTGGTGACCGGGCTGCGGTGGGTTCAGCGAAGGTACACCGGTCACACCGCTGATGTGGTGGCGGGCCATTACTCGGTGCAACCCGATAAGAGTTACCGCCTTGGTGTGGCGGAGGTGCGGTGGGTGGCGCGTCTGGTTCGGCACCGCCGCCCGCTGGTGATGCTCGGGTATTTCGACACCGCTGAGGCTGCGAAGCGGGCGTGCGAAACCAACAACAGGTGGTGCGAGGACATAGAAGCGGGAGCAATCGGATGAGTGAACCTAAAGGCGACTTGGATCGCCTGAAATTGCTGCGCGTTCCGTTTCCCCGGGAGCAAGTGGGCAAGCTGCCGAAGGGCGGCATCACATTGGACTTCGTCGGACATGGTTGGTTAACCCAGCGACTCCTCGACGCGGACCCGTTTTGGAATTGGGAACCGGTTGCCCTGGACGACCGCGGCCTGCCACTGCTGGATGAGTTCGGCGGCCTGTGGATCCGCTTGACGGTGTGCGGTGTGACCCGACTGGGGTACGGCGACGCCGGTGGCCGTAAGGGCAACAACGCTGTCAAAGAGGCCATCGGTGACGCGTTGCGCAACGCCGGGATGCGGTTCGGTTTGGCACTTGATTTGTGGTGCAAGGGCGACCCTGATGCTCCGCAACCCCCTACAGCCGAAGAGAAGGCCCTCGGTGAGTTGAGGGCGCTGTGCGAGGCCGAGAAGTTGGACAGCAAGTCGATTGCGAGTCGCTTCGTGGCTGATCACGGGCTGGACATCAAGAAGGCTGACGCGGAGACGATCACTTCGTTCACGAAGAAGCTGCGCGAGGAGCAGGACAAGCCCACCGACGAGGCCGCTGCGGATAAGGCGGCCGGCTGATGAGTGAGTACGCCGCAGCGCCGAAAGCTGCACTGGAAATTCCTATAAGGGGGGATGAAGATATGCCAACGCTGTTCGAGCAACTGCCATCACTGGCAAAAGTGATGACCCAAGACACCGAAACCGATCTGGACAGGATCGCCCCGCTGATCCTCAAATTCCTTGATCCAGAGGATTCCCTGTCGAACACGAAGGCCGGCCTGGACCGCACTGTTGAGAGGTTGAATGCGTTGCGGCGCCTCATCGCAGCCCATTCACCGTTCTCCGAGGAACCCGTGGATCTCATCGAGTGGGTTCCAGCTGACAGTGTTCACGCGAACGACTACAACCCGAACACCGTTGCCCCACCTGAAATGGAGCTGCTGCGGCTGTCCATCATGGCTGACGGCTACACCCAGCCGATTGTCACGATGCCCGAGGGCGAGGGCCGGGTCGTCATCGACGGGTTCCACCGTCACCGCGTCGGTAAGGAAATGCCCGATGTGAACGCCCGGATCCACGGCTACCTGCCGGTGGTGCGGATACGCCAGGACCGCCGGGACCGCAACGACCGCATCGCGGCGACCATTCGGCATAACCGGGCACGCGGTAAGCACCGCATCGACGCGATGAGCGACATCGTCGTGGAGTTGAAGCGCCGCAACTGGGCTGATGAGCGCATCGCCCGCGAGTTGGGCATGGAGGCCGACGAGGTTCTGCGGCTGTGCCAGGTATCGGGGATCGCTGATCTGTTCTCCGATGACGAGTTCTCCGCGTCGTGGGATGTCGCTGACCCGGACGACGACTTCGCCGGCTTCGACGAAGAGCAGGTCGTCTGATGGACCGGATCTACCACACCTGGGATAAGTGGGAGTGCTACCCGGCTGGGTTCTTTGAGAACAAACCCAAGGAACGCAACCTATCCGAGGGCATGTGCAAGCTGATGTACGCCGAATTCCTGCGCGACACCCCACGTTTTGAGGAAGCGATGGCTGGCGTCCTGCGGGACTGGCCCAACTCCTGCGAACAGTGGCTCAGCAACGAACGGATGAACCGCATCGCCTGGCTCGGCCAGGCCGCCATGTGCTACGCCACCGGCATCCCATCCACGTTCTGCGGCGGGTTCAACCAGCTCTCCCCGGAGGAGCAGCACGCCGCGAACCTCGCCGCACTCAAGTACCTGAACATCTGGCTGGAATCCCGCAGCGAACCCACCCTGGCCACGTTGAAAGACGCCGAACGCAAAACCCAACCGGAGATGTACTGATGGACGACCGCAAAATATGCAACCCGCACAAGAACGTCCTCGAAGCGGCCCGGGAACGCATCGCCTACACCTTTGACGAGTGCGAGAAGGTCTACATCTCGTTCTCGGGAGGCAAGGACTCCACCGTCATGCTGCACCTCGTCATGGACGAGGCCATCAAACGGGGCCGAACCGTCGGGGTGCTGATCATCGACCTTGAGGCGCAGTACCGGGCCACCGTCGACCACATCCAGACCTGTGTCGATATGTACCGCAACCACATTGACCTGCACTGGGTGTGCCTACCGTTGAACCTTCGCAACGCCGTCACCAACTACGAACCGCAGTGGACGTGCTGGGACGACGACAAACCACACCTGTGGGTTCGGGAGAAGCCGGCCGACGCGGTCATCGACTACGACTGGTTCGTCCCACGAATGGAGTTCGAGGAGTTCATGGTGTTGTGGGGCCGCTGGTTCAGCGACGGGAAACGCACCGGGGCGTTCATCGGGATCCGCGCCGACGAGTCACTGCATCGCCTTGGATCCATTGTGCGCTGGTCCCGTAAGCCAATGCTGAACGGGAAACGCTGGACAACGGGGCTGGGCGAAGACCTGTTCAACATCTATCCGATCTACGACTGGACAACGCAGGACATTTGGCGGTTCCACGCGAAGTTCCCCGAGCTGCCCTCCAACCCGGTGTACGACCTGATGTTCAAAGCCGGTGTGCCGCTCTCCAAGCAGCGACTATGTCAACCCTATGGCGACGACCAACGCCAAGGTCTGTGGCTGTACCACATCCTCGAGCCGGAGACGTGGTTCAAGTTGATCGCCCGGGTGAACGGCGCGAACAGCGGAGCCCTGTATGTGCAGGAGACGGGGAACATCGCCGGCTACGGCGCGGTCACCCTACCCGACGGGCACAACTGGAAGTCGTTCACCAATCTGCTGCTGGCGAGCCTGCCGAAGCAAACCCGGGAGCACTACATTAAACGATTCCGCTCATTCATCAAGGGTTGGCAGAGCCGCGGCTATGAAGAGATCCCCGACGAGGCCCCAGCCATCCTTGAGGCTAAGCAGTGGGCGCCGTCGTGGCGGCGGATGGCCAAATGCCTTCTGCGCAATGATCACTGGTGCAAGAGCCTGGGCCAAGCGCAACCGAAGTCCGAGGCTTACCAGGCCTATAAGGACATCAAGGCTGCCCGTAAAGCACGTCTAGAGGCTGAGAAGGCTGAACGTAGCGCGATCAAGTCGATGCAGGATGCGCTGAGCTTCGACGAGGTGTCTGTCTGATGTCCGAAATCACCCCCACCGCTGCTGTTCTCGAGTTGTCCAGGCTGTCCCGACAACTCGACGAACTCGGCTTCAAACTCCGCCCAGCCGAAATCGAAGCCGTCCGCAAACGCCACGCCCACTCAGTGGCCTACGCGAAAGCCATCATCTCCG